TATGTACCTTTATTCCATCCACCTTCGCGGCTATGGTTTTTGTATCCGGATGTGCTCATCTGGGTGAAATGGAACGTCTTGGCGTCAAGCCACCTTACATTGCTTGTTACAAATGGGGAAGTAAGTGTCCCCTGCATCAGGATTTCAAGGAGTTCCGGACTCCACTGTTCTGCATAATTTAATGCCATATCTTATACCTTCTTTCTTTTAGTTCCAACGGTTCCAACGCTTTGTCGGTACCGCTGTCTGGTTTGTAGTTGTAGTCTGCTGTGGATGCTGTGCCGGATTACCACCAGTTCCTACCTGTGTAAAGCCAGTTTTTCCATCCATCTGTGGTTTCAGTGCCGGAACGTCTTCCAGTACCTTATTCACAGCTGTTTTCAATGATTCCTCATTGATTTTTCCATCTTCTCCCATCACCTGGCTTAAATCAGCCATTTTAAGGATGTATGGAATTGTTTTTGCTTCGATTCCCAGAGATACAGCCATCATTGTTGCTGCATTTTCTACCTGTGCTGCCTGAGCAGCTTTCTGAGATGCTGCAAGCTGCGCCTGTGTCTCCGTGATCTGGTTCTGCATTCCGACAACGTCTGGCTGATTTGCTGCTTTCTGTTCCTTGAATGCTGTGATTGCCTGCTCCACTTCCTGCTGTGATAAGCCCTGCTGTTTAAAATAAGCTTTCAGGGCAGTATCTTCTTTTGCCGCAAGGGTTCCATCCAGCATCTGCTGGATTTTTCCGTAGTCAATAGCTGGAGCTGCCTGCTGCCCTGTCTGGGCGCCTGGCTGCGGTTCTGTCTGTGGAGTAGTATTCTGAGTTTGTGTTGTGCTGTTATCTGCCATTTCTGGTCTCCTTTCCGTTTTGAGAGTGTCACTCTTAATGCAATCCATTTTCTTCGGTGTCACCGGCCACGCACAGTTTTATGTCCTATCGTGTTTGGACATAAAAATAAGACGCTTAACCCTGCGCCTCAATGGGAGATTTTGGATCACCGCCTTTCTGATCTTCAACGGTCTTTACCAGCTGCGAATTTGCTAAATACTCTGCTCTTTTCCGGGACACTTCCAGTTCTTCCCCGACTGTACGAAGAACCAGATCATTTTCTTTGTCGCGGAAGTTGTGCTGCACTATCACCTTCAAATAACCACCTCCTTATTGTTTTGGCAACTGTCTTCTTAAGCCCTCTGAAAGCAGAATAAATCCCATAAACCGAAACTAAAATTACCGCAAAGTAAGTTGAATATACACCTACCGCAATCACCATCTTAACTGCTACCAGCAAAATCCTCACATTCCACATCCCTATCCAAATATAAAATGCAAGTTTAAAAAGTGTGAACAACAGATCCTTACCTTCAATTACTACAGTTTTCATTGTCTTTACCTCCTCTTGCGCCGGCACAAATTTAATCATTATGTGTGACTTTAAATCCCCACTGTGGAAGAAAATTAATCTCATAATGGTACTTGTCCACATCCGATCCAGAAATGTCTTCAACTACATACATGGTATAGTCATTCAAATAAACATAGTCTTTCTGGTACTTCCCTTCTGCGGTCTCAATAATTACTTCCAGTTCATTTGAAGAGTTATTCTTCAGTGCAAATGTTCCAGTCAATTCCAACAGGATTGTATCTGTTCTGGCATTCAAAACAGTAAGTTTTCTGGTTACATTGAAGTTATCTGCCTCCTGTGAAATATTCGCACTCACCTGATCAGCTTCTGTGCAACCCGTAGCCGCGAAGCATACCAGGATTACAATTGCCATTAATGCTGCAATACGCTTTGTTGCTCTTCTTTTCATTTTCTTCCTCCTACATTTTGAAACATCTGTTTTCAAACTTCTTATAGGCATCCATATACAGTTCATTCTTATCACCGTTATATGTCAGCTCATAGTACATGCCATCTGGTACCGTAGTGCTAAGCAGTGCCTTGTTATTCTGCAAAGTCTTACAGCTCCATACCACATACACATCATGTACAGTCACCTGCTGCCGGTCTGTAACATCCATGTGACTATTGGTATACTCTGCAACTTTTGCTTTACATAATCTCAGAAATTCTTCATTCTCCATGTTGTTATTCCTCCACAATTACCCAATCATCTGCCAGCATATCCGCCTGTGATGCAAGCCATCCCATCTGAACGCCTGATGTTCCCACAAATGCGATTGCTTTATTTCCAATCGCTTCATGCTCACAGTTTATAATCCTACCAGCTGCTGTCCTATATGAAATACCAGTAGCAAGCTGAATGTACTGTTTCTTTCCGTTCCACCCTTCACGTGCTACTTTCATGCCACGTTTCAGATACTTGATAGCTTCACTAAAACTAAAGGTTGCCTTTCCTCCCAGAATCGGACAATTCTGCCCATTCGCTGGAATCCATTCATCTGACATGATGTTTTGAAGCGTATACTCAACAACCTGGGTTTCCCGGATATCCATACAATTTCCGTCTTTTGTGTACATGAGAATTGTTTTTGACTCCTCATCCCACCACCAATATCCATCCCATGATGGAAGCTTCATTCCTATGTCTTGCTTCATCATTTTGAATGCTTCTGAAAATTTCATGTTCTTTATCCTCTCTTTCTTAAAAATAAGCACAAAAATAACACGTCTTATGGCGTGCTATCATTGTTTTTATAACTGTATTGATATTTTTAAGTATAAAAATACCACTAGCCGTTTCTGACTGGTGGTATTTTATTTTATGCAATTTTATTCTCTAAATCAATATCAAGTCCAAACTCTTTTAAATCCTGTTCCTTGATATCCAATTCAGTTTTTAATATATCAAGCATTTCATAGTATGCAACCTTGCGTCCGGCACAATATGCATCATCTTTGTTTGCTTTACTTTCTTCTGCCGCTTCATTTGCATTTTCCAGCAATCGTGCGATCATATATTTAATTCCTTCTCTTGTTAATGCATCAGTCATTATAATCGCCCCTTTCCATCAATTCATTAACTCTATCCTCTATTGCCTGGTTGAAATTGCGGATTTCCTTTTTCCAATGGCGTTTCAAGCCTTCCTGTTCACAGGTCATTTTATCATTCCAGTCTGAACAATAGAGTGCAGGATTTTCCAGCTTATTTTCATGTTCTTTTATTCTTTTCTGGTATTTTCGAATTGCACGTTTTAATGAGCCGGATTCTTGATTTTTAATATCGCTTTCAGCAAATAATTGCAAATCCATCTTTAGTGTATCCTCGTTTTTCTTCATTATACCATTACGTGCCTTTTTTACAATAGCTTTTTTATCCAAAAAATTTACAAACTTAGGATCTAAAATATCGGTTTGCCCTTTCATGTATGCCGCGAAGCTTTCTGCAAAATACTCTGTTTTGCTTGCTGTCGCATAACCAGATATCTTACCAGCATACTTTTTGGCATCCTCACCTATCTCGTTTATAGTTTTTGCATCAAAAAGTTGCCACTGGATGTGATGTCCCATCTCGTGCGTAATATAATCTTTTGCTGATCCGTCTCCTATGAGGCTTCGCCCAGCTGCTTTATAGCGTTCTGCAAGTTCTCGTTTGTTTCCTTCAAGTGTATCTATGTTATCCATTACCACTTCCCAGGCTTCTTTTGACTTCTTGTTATAGTCATCCAGGGTCTTTTCATTCTTCAGTACCGCTTTGTTGATATAAATTCCGTTTTCAACTGGAGAATAAGCCATCACCGCGTCTTCACTCGTAAAGATTTTCTTTCCTTTTGCTGATTTTGGATCAATCGTTTTTACTCCATTGATTTTCGGAATATCATACGCGCTATATATGTCATTCAGTCCTTCATTGATGCTGTTTGCATTTTCCAAGGATATGCCCTTGTAATCAGCCTTACCTTTGAAGACTCTATCCAACATACTCTCTTTGCAAAACTGTTGCGCATACTGTTGTGCCTCCTCCATTGTTTGAGCAGGTTTAAAAGGCGGATGTGCTTCTACATTCCATTCGCGTCTTCTAGTTTCGTATCTCTTCTGGTTCTCCGGATCCAGAGAAAATTCTGCCAGCCTACCAAACTTCTTTTCCTGCCTCTTTGCGTACTGCTGCCGGTTTTCCTGTTCCTGCTTCCGTACCAGTTCATTCAACTCCGCTTTGGTATACCTACTCTTCTCTGGCGGGGTGCTGATTCCTTCGAAATATGTAGTGTGGCTATCTTTACAGCGCGGATGGTACAGACCTGCGGCTATAGCCTTGCTCATGAGTGGATACTTGATTCCGGTAACCGGTGACTTTCCGTCCTTCGGACCATTGCTCCACACATCATCAACCAGCACCTTTCCCACAAAAGGCAAGCATTTCGGACAGGGATTTCCGCGCTTATTCATAATCACTGTAGATATTCCCCATTCCTGGCGCTTCTGGCCTTCTCCTTGCAGGTATGCCCTTTTGCTGGCTGTTCTGATTGCCATATCCGCATAATCAGCAAGCGTGTGTCTTGCACCGTTGGCATACTGCACGCAATTCAAGCCAGCCTTTACAAAATCCTCTGTAGCCATATCAACAGCTTTCTCATAGGTACCAGCTCCTGTGTTTGCATATACCTGAGCATTGTAAATCACTTTGCGGTACTGGTCATTTGCCATTCGAAGGACAGCAATCTCAGCCTTCTGCATATCGTTCATGGTAGCGTTAATCAGGGTTTCCAGCTTTCTGTCATTTACCTTGAAGAACTCAGCTGTTGCCCCTTTGGAAATACGTTTAGCAGGAAATCCATTTCTGATAGCTTCCAAGATTGCAATCTCCTGTGCCATCTCGCCTTCAGATCTGGACAGGGATATCAGTGTTTTGATCTGTGCATTGATATCCTTGAACTGCTTGCCATACTTCTTCTGGTTGTCCTTCTTGTACTTTTCCAGGGATTTCAGCTGCAGTGCCTGCCACATAGCCCATTGTTTATCTTCATCGATCTCTTCCAGCTTGTGCCGGCGCATATTACGGATCATGGAAGATATAAGCTCATTTTCTATGGCTTCAAAGGCAGCTCCAATGTCGTAGACGGTGTTAAGCTTCGGCATCTGCGGTTACCTCCCGTTTGCATATACCTTAAAGCCCTGGCTTTTGAATATTCGGATCATGTCTTTAAGCTTTGTTTTGCTGGTACAGGCATCATTTCTAAGCTCAGCATAATCATTCTTTTCCAGAGCGTACACGCCCATCGGTACCTGCCCCTTTGCTACTTCCAGAAACTCCTGGTACTTCTTTCGGTTCATCCGGTATATTCTGTTTGCCACCTTTACTTTCATTATCTCCACCACCTTCCAGGTCAATCTTAAAGTTTCCAGCCTCCAGGTTCACTCCTGGTTCATCCACGTCCTGGATGCCCTGCTCTGCCTTTAATCTGGCTATTTCTTCTTCTTTGCAGTGATCGTCCAGTGTATCTCCATACAGTTCTTCAACACATCGTTCAATGCTCATAATGCCACCCTGTTTCGCTTTGGCAACTGTCTCTACCTGGCTTTCGAATGACGGGTTTGCATATTCTCCAAACGGAATGTTGACCTTTACTTCTTCAATGCTCTTGTTATGCAGGATATTGTCTGCATTGATACACATTGAAACAACTCCCGGAAGAACTTCCTGCAATGCCTTTACAATTGCGTTCCTGGTGTACAGGGTTGTCTTTTCTTTTTCCCTCTGTGCTTCTGCATTATCCAGCTTCTTTGTGTCAATCCCCAGTGTAGACGGACTGATCACTCCCTGCAGGCACAGATCCAGGGCTGTAATGTATGATGCCATATAACTGTCATGAGGAATAACCGGCTGGTCCGTAACGACCTGATTCTTCTGACCCTCTCGCATATCTCCTTCTGCTGCAAAATAGCGGTTGTCGAA